TGAAAGATCACAAGCTGTTACTAATGAAGTTCTTGCACAAGCAGAGTCTAAGTTTGGAGCAATAGGAGACCTTATGCCTAAAAGTGCTTTTGCAGTTCAACAATTTGGACAAGCATTTACAGAAGTATTAGAAGATGTAAAAGTTATAATAGCAAATATAGGTGCAGTTGCTTTACCTTTCTTTACTCAGAATGTTACAGCTCTTATAGGAGCATTATCAGCATTTTCACTAGGAATTATTAAAACCATGCTTCCAAATTTTGAAGCAGTAGCAGAACAAGCAAGAGTAAAACGAAAAGAATTACAAGCAGAATTAAAAATAATAAATGCTGAAATGGCAACATTACAAGCCGGTGGTGCAATTAAAACAAAAGCAGATGCAAGAGGGATAAGAAAAACTTCTGCTGCAGATATACAGAAATTTAGACCCGATTTAAATGTTAAAAAACTAAGTGATCGACAAGTAACTTCTTTACTTGCACAAGCGAACAGAGGTCGTATAAAAATGACTGCCCAAATGAAAGGCAATGAACAAGCATATAAAGCATCACTTGAGCGAATGGCCGCTGCAAATAAAAGATTACAAGGAAAACAAGTGCTTGATGTACAAACTGCAGAACAGAAAAAAAGACAAGAATTTTTGAAAACAGAACAGGCAGCTATAGCTTCAGAAGAAAAAAGAGCAAATAAGTCAATGTCTTTAAATAAAATTGTTAGTAAAAGCTTTAATGCTCTAATGTTTGCTAGTTTAGCCGTAATGGGACTAGATTTAGTAAAAAGTGGTCTTAGAAGAGCAACAATGGGAAAAGAGGGCTTAGACGATTTTACGGAAGCAAATCGAGAATTAGATGCTTCAGTTAGTAGGTTAGAAAAAATAAATAAACAATTAGTTGATATGGATAAAAGATCAGATCGGGTTGTCTCATCTTTTACTCAGTTATCAAATGCTTTACGTTCAATTAAAATGGAAGAAGATGCATTTAATGTTATGAATCAAGATTTAGATAAATTAATAGCACATACTAAATCATCGGCTATTGGCGATATATTTTTAGGACAAGGTCTTGGGATATCTTCTTTCTTTAGTGATCAGATAATGGGATTTTTTGATTTTAGTGGTGATGCTGAGCAAGGTGCAAAATTAAAAGAACAAAGACAGGAATTTCTTGATCAACTAACTAATTTAAAAAGGTTAGCAACTCCTGCATTAAATAAAGCAATTGAAAATATTGAAGCAGCTATCGCAGGAAAGGATAGATCTGGATTAGAAAATGCAATTAGTAATTTTGAACAACTAAGAGATGAATACAATAAATTAACTGCAAGTGCAAAAGGATTAACTGAGGCACAAAAAACTTTGAATACTTCAATTACTGGATTTGTTAATAAATTTGCACCAAAAGAAGCAGGAAGAGAAATGCGAACTGCTTTAACAGCAGCAGTACTTGCAACAACTCATACAGGTAAGGTACTACAACAAGATATTGATGCGATAGGTGGTCAACGTGAGGTTGAATTTGTTGCAATGTTTGGAGACAACAAGCAAGCAAAAAATATATTAGAAAGACAAAAGGCTTTAAAAGAGCAAGTAAGCCTAAATAATGCTATAAAAGGAATATTAGATCAACATATAGATCAACAAAATACACTTAATTTAGCAGTAAATAAGACTAAAGTTAAAAAAAGTGAAATAGTAAAAGACGAAAGTGCATTAAGTGCACAACTAAAAAGACAAGTTGCTGAAGAAGAAGCATCAAATAAATTAGCAAATCATAAACTACAAATATCCATTACTGAAGGTTTATTAGCCAAGGAAGAGATAGTAGCTCGAAAAGATATAGCAGATGCTTTAAATGCAGGTCTTAAGAATATGAAAGAACAACAAACAGTTCTTGAAAATCAATTAGAAACAACAAAAAATATTGAAAAAATTAGAAGAGACGGATTACAGAATAAGCTTGCAACAAGAGCAGAAACTACTGATCCATTTAGTTTATCTCACATGTTTGGTATGACAAAACCAATTACAGAAAACGATATAGAGAACACAATGGATAAGAACCCAGGCATGACTCGTCCAGAAGCAATTGAAAATTTAAAAGCATTTAACACAGAGTTAACTTTATCAGAAACTAAATTAAAAATGGTAGAAGGTTTATCAACAAGTATAGGTACAACTTTAATGGACGGTTTTGCTAATGCATTTGTAGAAGTAGCAAAAGGAACAACAACATTTGCAGATGCTTTTAGAAATATGGCAATTAAAATACTTGCAGATATAGCATCGATGACTATGAGAATGTTAATACTTAATACTCTGTTCCCGGGTGGTGGCTCTGTAGATCCTTTAAGGAATATGTTAGGAACTAGAGTAGAAAATCCTTTTGGAGCCCCTACAGGGCCTATGGGCAGAACAGGAGGAGTTATGTCATCACCAGGATATCGTTCATATGCAAGAGGTGGTGTAGCAATGGGTCCAGACTCAGGATATGCTGCAACACTTCACGGAACAGAGGCAGTTGTACCACTTGGAAACAGTAGAAGTATTCCAGTAGAATTAAAAGGTGCAGGTGGTGGAGTAAATAATATTACTGTAAATGTAAATGGCGGAACACAAAGTTCAGGTCAAAATCCACAGCAAGGAAAAGCACTTGGAGACATGATACAAGCGGCAACAATGGAAATAATCCAAAGAGAGAAGAGACCTGGAGGAGTTTTAAGTAGATAATGGCAACAGCAATAACACAAAATGGCGGATCAAATATAAGTGGCTTTAGCGCACCTGTATCGGTAGATAAAGGGTTTGCTAGATCAAATACACCTAAAGTTCATACTATAACTTTTGGCGATGGCTTTGAACAAAGAATTGCAGATGGTATAAACAACTTACCACAAACAATGAGTGTTACTTTTAATACTCGACCAAAAGCAGAGATTGATGCTCTTGTAGATTTTTTCGAAGATTTAAATGGTGTTACAAAGTTTCAAATGACAATCGATAAAGATTCAGCAGGTAGTAATACTAGTACAACAGAAACAATAAAAGTTGTATGTAAATCATGGGATCAAACATGGGACTATGATAATTTTTACAGTCTTTCAGCAACTTTCGAAAGAGTATATGAGGCATAATGGCAGACAAAATAGCAATCAAACAATTACAGGGTTTAGAACAAATTTCACCCTTTGTTACTCTTTTTGAATTAGAGTATGACGATGCAGGCACAAAAAAATACTTTGTACGAGGCGGTGAAGAAGATTTAAGTACTGTTCAGTTTAGAGACTATGATAGTCCAGGAACAGTACGAACTTATGAGATTTTACCTATAACTATAGAAGGATTAGAGCATAGTTCAACAGGACCTTCTGCAAGACCAGTTCTTAGAGTAGCAAATGTACTAAATACTTTTGAAACTGCAGTAGGAATAAACTTAGATAATTTAATAGGTAAAAAATTAATAAGAAGACGAACACTTAAAAAATACTTATATGGAGAAGCTGGAGATGCGAATCCCCCAATAGAGTTTCCAAGACAGGTTTACATTATAGATAGAATAGAAACTAGAAATGCTATGGAAGTTGCTTTTGAATTAACAACTCCATTTGAAGTAGAAGGATTAAATTTACCTTATAGAGTAGTTGGACACAATGCTTGTAGTTGGATTTATCAAGGCTCAAGCCCTACAAAAAGTGTAGCTAATCAAGTTGGTGGCTGTACTTGGCACGCTAAAGGAAAATACAACTTAAAAGGAGTAACATTTACTGTTCATGTAAACTACGATGATGAATATGTAATTCCTTCTAGTACAAGTTTTACTAGTTACAGTAGTGGAACAGTAAATGCAGATTTATATCGAAGTACCACAGTTACTTATTCAAATGGATCAGCAGGTGGAGTATATAGGTTAAAAGCAGATGGAAGTCTCGATACTTCTACTAGCGGTAACTTAACAAATTATTGGCAAGCTGTTAGAACAACTACTAATACTCCTTCAGACAGCAATACTGACTGGTCAAGAGTAAGAATATATCAGACATATAGTAACTCAACTACTTGGTATGCTTATAATGATGATAGATATAGTGATTATGTAATACATAATGATCTAATATGGAAAGCAAAAAGAACACAGGCTTCTGGTGGAAGCCAAATAGCTCCAAGTGCTACAGCTACTGATTATTGGGAAAGAGGAGATGTCTGCGGAAAAAGATTAAACTCTTGTAAATGTAGATTTGGATTTAACCCTATAACTGCAACCTCAGCAAGTAGTACAGGAAAAGGAACAAAAGACACAGAACTATCTTTACCATTTGGAGGATTTCCAGGTGCAAGAAAGTTTAAATAAATTACTACCTGAGATATATTCTCATGTAGCAAAAGAAGCGCCAAGAGAAGGCTGTGGAATAATAATAAATGGACCAAAATTTATTCCACTAGAGAATATAAGTAGAGAGAAAGATCACTTTACAATCGACCCAAAAGAATTCGTCAAGTATTCGATGATTTCTAAAATATTATATGTAGTCCATAGTCACTACATGCAAGATTGTAAACCAAGTGAGCATGACAAAAATAATTGTAAAGCGGTAGGTATACCATATTTAATAGTTTCCTACCCAGAGAAGAAAGAGTATATTTATGACCCAAGTTAAGTTATTAGGTGAATTAGGCAAAAAGTTTGGAAGCGAATGGACTTCCAATAGTAAATCTATGCGTGATATTTTTAAACTAATTGAATGTCAAGTTGACGGATTTAAAGAGTATTTAGAGGATTGTCACGAAAAGAATATTGGATTTACTATACAAAACGGAGAAGACTTCATAGATTATGATGACTTACTTCTTTGTAATGTAAAAGATACAGTTATTATTTCAGCAGTTCCAGCAGGTTCTGGAAAAGGATTAGGAAAGATACTTGCAGCAATAGCAATTGTTGCTTTAATATTTATTAGACCAGATCTCTTTTTTGCTGATGGTACGACTGTTTCTGAAGCAGTTAAAGAAGGCTTCTTTAATTCTATGACAAATCAAGGTCTATTTCTTACTTCAATAGGAGCAAACTTAGCAATTGCAGGCATAACAGAAATGACTGCGCCAGACGCAGGTGACATGACAAGTGATCCTTCATTTTTATTTAATGGCGGAAACAATAGCATAGAACAAGGACAACCCGTTCCTTTATTATACGGCAAAATGAAAATAGGAGGAGTACCAATTAGTCAACAATTTACTCCTGGTAGAATAAAAAATACAAACGGTTACCAATATGTTTCCGGTGATACAGACTATACTGCTACTCGATATATCGGTAGTGATAGTGGTGGAACAATAGGCGGCAGTGGCGGTGGCACAGGTGGAGGAAGTGGAGACTTGAATCCAGGAGAGGTTCCAATAATAGCATAATGGCAAAATATACAAGTGAGCCTTTTGGTGTAAAAAACAGTGGTGATCTAAGAAGAGCAGATAAAGATCAATTTGCAACAACTTATGATATATTAAGTGAAGGACCAATTGAGGGTTTAGATAACGGTTTATCCTCTGTTTTTATTAATGATGTTCCACTTATTCAACAACAAGCAGAAAATATACTTAAACCAAGAAGGTTTAAAGCAACAACTACAGCAACTAATACAACAGTTACACATGCACAATTTGGAGAAATAGATTCTTTATCTTACCAAAATAAAACAGGACTAAGTCTAGGAAAAAGAAAAGTAGCAATAGAAAAAGCTGGAGCAAAAGGAACTGGCATAGCATCTGCTACAGTAGACACAACATTAGTTACAACAAGCGCTGATTTCTTTACCACACTTATGCTGGCTCAATGTAGACAAAATGCAGTACCTATATATTTAAGAATTGCAGGAGCTGGTGTCAATGGAACAGAATTAAGAACAAAAATAGTAAACTTTACAAACGTACGAAGTATAAAAATTGCCGATCCAATCGGTACAACAGTATCAAGCGTTGATATCTTTTTTGACCATCTTACAACACTATCAAGTATTAGTGGCAATGCAGCAACATTAGCAGATGCACCAGGCGTATCTATTACTAATGCAAACATACAGGTATCTAGCCCGGATACTGCAGGATTAAATTTATCAAATTTATTTAACTTCAAAGATGTTGAATTAGGTTTTCGAGTTGGTAATAAAGTACAACCTTTATTAGTTTCAAGTGATAGCGAAGGAACTTCAACTCTATTTACTCCAAATATACAATTAGAACAAGCAGACTTAAGATCTGCAATAGGAACAACAGGAAATCTATCAAGCGCAACATATAATGATGATGAGTTAGATGAAGTAGATGAAGATCAAGGAACATCAGCAGACACTCTTCTTACTGCAGCAGCTATGGGAGTTACTGCAGCTTCTGAAGTTGATGAAGTACATTTAACTTTTGCTTTTCCTCAATCTCATGCACTAAAAGTATCTTCAGGAGCAAAAGGAGCTTCATTTGTTGAATTTCAAATATTTTTTGAATATAGTACAGATAATGGTAGTTCTTTTACATCGGAACTTGCATTTGGACCAAGTAATAATGATATACTAACTCGTTCAGGTAGAAATGGTAGAGATGTAAACTTTGTAATTAGCGGAAATAGTGGAATACCAAATAATGGATATGTAAAACCAAACCCTGCACAATTTACAAGTTTCATAGAAGAATTTAAAATAGACACAAAACAATTTCAACCCTTTGATACATATAGAATAAGAGTAAGAAGAATAACTGCTTTAAACTTTAAAGATAAATCATATCAACACACAAATCCATCTACATTACAGTCAGTTGATAATATAGTAAAAGATAAACTATCTTACCCTTACACTTCATATGTCTCATTAGGATTCAATGCAAAAGACTTTGATAGTAATGTACCTACAAGAAGTTATTTACTAAAAGGACGAAAGGTAAAAGTTCCAACAAACTACTTTACACGAGACGAGACAGGAGGCTCAGCGACTTACAAAAGAAATGTAAGTTCAGGAGCAAGTGAAAGTACTTACCAGACATGGGACGGCAATTTTAGAGGAGATCATACTACATTTAATGAATCATCTGTAAACTTTGATGAAGTATATACAGATAATCCTGTATGGATATTTTATGACTTATTAACAAATACTCACTATGGATTAGGTCAATTTATAGACCCAGATCAAATAGATAAATATGAATTATTTAGATTAGCAAAATTCTGTGACGAAGAAGTTAGTGATGGACAAGGCGGAACAGAGCCTAGATTTACTTGTAATGTATATGTCACAAAAGGAACAGAAGCCACAAACTTACTAAAACAATTCGCCTCTATATTTAGAGGAATAGCACTATGGATGGACGGGCAGATTACTGCTATTTCCGATAGACCTAAAAAACCAATTTATACTTTTACAAAAGCAAATGTTGAAGGCGGATCTTTTTCTTATGAAGGAACGGGTCAAAAAGTAAAAGTAAATCAAATAAAAGTTACATGGAATGATCCAGCAGATAACTATAAACAAGCAGCAGAATATGTTGAAGATTCCCAGGCGCTTATATCAACAATTACAGGAGCTGCACCTAGACTTATTAGAAAAGATTTACTTGCTTTTGGTACTACTTCAAGAGGACAAGCTCATAGACTCGGTAAATGGAAATTACTAAGTGAGCAAACAGAAACAGAATCTATTAGTTTTATTACTGGACCAAATGCTATAGGATTAAAACCTGGAGATATAGTTGCAGTTCAAGATGCAGATAGAGACAGAGCAAGTTACTCTGGTCGTGTATCAAACTTCAATCCAGAAGCAGGACTAACACTCGATGCTACTTTTGATTTAATAAATGGTGGTGCTATACAAATAGGTGGGGGAAATAATACTACATATACAGGTGGTTATGCATATACAGCATCACAAGAAAGCGATAAAGTATTATTTGCTGGCGAAGTAACTTTACCAACTACATTTTCACAAGCTGCAGTTTTATGGGAACATGGTGGAACTGGAGTAGGTTCTTGGCTTGGTGTTCGTCAGTTAAGCGGAGTTTATAATCTTACACTTAGAAGTGGAGAGGGGAACGAGGCAGTAACAGCGACTTCAGCAGATGGTATTGTTACCAATATTCCAATTTCAGAGATTCCAGAATTTGATGGTGGAGTTCACACAATCTGTTGGACATTTACACCTGACACAAGAGGTACACATAAACTATGGATAGACGGAAAATTATACATAAATGATCAGACAACTAGTGCTCCAATGGATGGAGGAGAATGGTCAGGTGGTGGTCATGGTGGTTGGTTAAGAGCTACAGATACTTGCTCAGGTTTATTATCAACAAATGCATGGCCAACAACAGCAGGAGCTTCTGGACTTCGTCACTATTTTGGAGAAGATACAGGAACAAATCTTGGATTAACAACAACTCAAGTACTACTAGATAGAAATGTTACAATTCCTGCCTATAGTTCATCATTCCCACCACAATTACTACTTATCTACCCAAAAGGTGGAGCATATTTAAACCAAGACACTGCAACACTTAGTAGTGTCGTATATTCAAAAGGAGACTTAATACCTAGTATATCTACATCTACTGCAGCAGCAAATCTTGTTGATGATTCAAATAATCATGTAGATGTTTACTGGTCAGAAAATGCAAGAATAGAATCAAAAACAATATCAAGTCCTGGAACAGGTGGTGCAACCGTAAACAGTTTATCAGTATCTACAGCATTTAGCGCAGTACCAGATGCAGAAGTAATGTGGAGTTTAAGAATCTTTAATACTGACGGCACAGAAGCAACAGGGTCAATAGAAGAATATAAAATAATAAATATAAAAGAAACTGAAGATCAAAAACATGAAATAGTTGCGGGTAAATATAATATAAATAAATTTGATCTAATTGAAAGAGGCTATGTTATAAGTCCGAGACCAAACGACTCTTTTCCTAATCCAGAAGATGAAGTTCCAGCACCAAACAATATTACAACTAAAATTACTCCAGGAGAGTTTGCAGATCAAGATAGTAGTGATTCAAACTTTTTTACAACACACGATGCAAATATAACATGGGATTTCCCACAGAATAGCGATGGATCAAGGTACGGATTTGTTAGTGGTTTTGAAGTAATCCATAATTTTAAAGGTAAACTAAAGACTGAACGAGTAGATACACAAACTCAAGGACTGGTTATAGAAAACGTAAAAGGCGGAACTTATGAAGTTGCAGTACGAACAATATCAAGCATAAATACTTTTTCTTTAGAGAACAAAAGATCATTTACATTTAATCAGTTACATTTTACAACTCCGACAACAAAAGATAAACTAATATCTCTTAAGAAAGGTGGTTTAATTACTGCACCTCTAAGCTTCTCAGCAGGAACTTTTAATGTGGGAGATGGTTCTACTGGTTTTGAATTTACAGGACCAGATGGTGAAGTACAAAGTTTAAGTGCAAGTACTACTTCTACTATGAGTATTGCAAATAACTCAGGAAATAGTGCAGGAAATAGCTCTATTCTTTTAGATTTAACTTCAAATACAAAACAATTAAGACAACTTGTACAGGTCGTAGATACAACTTCAAGTCCTACACAAACTTATTTTAAAATAAATGGAGCAAGTAATGAAGGATTAGATTCAGTTTCAAGTATTATTACTATAGATCAATATTCAAATAAAGTAGTTGGTAATAACTTTGCAAGTCTAACTCCGGGATCATTAGTTAAAATTTCAAATGGTTCTAGTACTACACAAGCTACGGGTTCAACATCTTCAAATTCTACAACAATAACACTTTCAGGCGCAAATGCAAACATAAAAGTAGGTCAAACAGTTACTGGTACTATATTTGGTACTGATGAAACAACATACACAGATGCAGGCGGAACTACGACAAAAACTGGTGCTGGAGAATTAAGTGTTACAAATATTAGTGGAACAACCTTAACTGTTTCAGCACCTATTACTGTAGGTAGTGGGATTACTTTAACATTTACTCCAAGAAGTTTCTTCTCAAGAATTACAGAAGTTGTTTCTAATACTTTACTATTTATAGAAGATATAGTGCCGAGAAAATATTCTAATGGATTATTACAAATATTAAGTTATGAACCAAATCCCTTAAAAGATGCGATTATAGCAACAACTTTTAGTAAGAATGGAGTATATACTTTAAGCGAAAACTTCACAGAGTTTGCTGTATCAGATAATGCCCTAACTCTAGATCACATATCCGATGCAACAATTATAACACAGAGTGAAGGCATAGGAAATAATGATAATGAAACAACTTTCCCAACATCAGCAGCAGTAAAAGATTACGTTGATAACAATGCAGCCGCAGGTACAGTAGATACAACAGGAACTCCTGCGAATAATCAAATAGCAATCTTTACTGATGCAAATACTCTTGAAGGCGATGCTGATTTAACATTTGATGGATCAACTCTTGAAATTACAAATAACTCAGTTGATGGAACTCCTGCAATAAGACTAACAGGAACAGAGAATAGTGCATTAGCAAGTCCAATACTTGAATTCAATAGAGACTCAGCTTCACCAGCAGATGCAGACTATCTAGGACAAATTAAATTTAATGGTGAAAACGATAACGATCAAAATGTGCTGTATGCAAAAATTACAGGTAAAATACAAGACGCAAGTGATACTACTGAAGATGGTATTATAGAATTCATGACCAAAAAAGCTGGTGCAAATAATATATCAGCAAGACTAAATGCAACAGAATTACAATTAATTAATGGCACAGGACTTTCAGTTGCAGGAAATGCTACTATTACAGGTAATCTCACAGTAGACGGAACAACAACAACAATAAACACAGCAGACTTAAATGTCGAAGATAAAAATATTACTTTAAACTATCATGCTTCAAATGATACATCAAGCACTGCAAATGGTGCAGGTATAACAATACAAGACGCAGTAGATGCAAGTACAAATGCTACAATACTATGGGACGCATCAAATGACGAGTTTGATTTCTCTCACAAGATAACATCGCCTTCTTTAGCTACTACAGGTGCGATTACAAGTGGTAGTACTGTAACAATTACTACTGATGGAAATGTATCAAAACAAATTAGATTTGTAGACTCAAACTCCCTTTCAAGTTCTAGTTTTATTGGACATGATAATGGAATTACAACAATAGGTACAAATAATAATACCGCTTTTGGTGAATTAGTATTCACAAGATTTAGTACTGGGGGAAGTGCTGAAACAGCAAGATTTGATACTTTAGGAAACTTTAAATTTGGAACATCTTCAACAACTATTCTTGATGCAAGTAGAAATTTACAAAACCTTGAATCAATATCTCTACCTGATGGAAAAGCTATCAATATTGGTAGCAGTAATGATCTCAAGCTAAGACACAGTACCAACAGCTTTATAGAAAACTATACAGGTAATTTAAGAATAATTAATTATGCTGATGATGCAGATATAACATTTGAATCAGATGATGGTTCAGGGGGAGTAGCTGAATACATGAGATTAGATGGGGGTATTGTGAAAACAGTATTCTCAAAGAACTTTGTTGCTTCAGATAACATAAAAGGACAATTTGGTAACTCTGCTGATCTTTCTCTTGTTCATAATGGAACAGACTCATATGCAACAAATGATACTGGTGACTTTTATATTCGTAATAATGCAGATGATAAAGACATCATATTCCAATCAGATAATGGCTCAGGAGGTGTTTCTACTTACTTCTTCTTAGACGGTAGCAACTCACATACAAATTTCCAATTAAATGCACGATGGGTAGATAACGCTAAAGCACAATTTGGTAATAGTGGTGATTTACAAATCTATCACGATGGCTCACATTCTCGTATTGATGATACAGGAACAGGTAAACTTATTCTCAGAGGTAGCACCGATGTAGAAATACATAAATATACTGGCGAGTATATGATTACTGCTAATGCAGATGGTGCAGTCACACTC